GGTCAGCATGGCGTATTCATTAGACCAAAGGTCCGCAATCGAGGCATCGAGTCCCGCCCCTGCAGAGTCGTAAACCGCGCCGCCCACAAGCACCTTTGCGAGATCGAAAATCTGCGCGAGCTCGCGGGAGCCCATCTGCCCGATCTCCATGCCGGGAAAGGTGTATTTCAGGCGACCCACAATCTGTTCGCAATTGCGGAGATTGAGAAACGTGCTGTAGCTGATGATGAGGGTGTCCGGCACCATGCCGCAGGCCAGCCGGATCGAGTTTTTTCCGGTGTCCACGTCGTTGATGGGCACCGCGTTGGTCGAATCGTCCCATTCATGGGTCACCGCGTGGGCGCTGAAGTTTACGGCGCTGAAGACCATGCTGGCGATCCGCTGCTCCTGGCCGCGCATGATGATGTTCCAGGCCCGCCGCGTGGCGACCCGGTCGGCCAGGCCCGGGGCCCGGCGATCGAGCTTGGACCGCTCGCCGTCATCCACCGGCTCCTCGGTCCCCTGCTCCGAGGTGGAGTAAATCCCGTTTTCGTAGTTCCAATCGTTCCGGTTGTACTTGGCCCGGGATCCCCGCTTGGTCTTGGGGATCTTGAGCAGGGCCTCTTTGGGAATGACGAGATAGCTCGCGGCCTGCTCATCCACTGGATAGATGGGCATGACTTGCAGCCCGATGAAGGCTACGGCCGGGCCTTCCGCAAACTCCAGTACCTGGACGCCGATGTCCGGTCTGTAAATCGCTGCTCCTGATACAGGTCTCATATGTCGTTACCTCCTCGATTCGATTTCCTGGAGGGACGGCTTCCACGCCGTCCCGGTGGTTGATTATGCCGCGAGGATATTTCTCGTGTACTCGACCCAGGCGCCATAGATGTAAACGGCATCGCCGTCGTTGGTCCCGCCGAGGGTCAAAACGACCGAGAGCGTCCCGGGGGCCGCAAGCACGCCGTCGGCCCCGCAGGTAAAAACAAGCTCTTCGGCGGCCGCGGCCGCGATCGCCGTGGCCGCGGTATCCTGGATGTCTGCGTTTGCGGTGTCCCCCACCGCGCAGGGGAAGACCTCGCAATCGATCGTGAGACTGTCGAGGTTAGCATCCTTGCCCACAAGCACGTGGACGGTCACATCTTCCCCGTCGTCCAGGTCCTGGGGGATGGGCACGGTAAAGCCCAGCGCCTCCCCGCTCGAGCAGTCAACCGGAATCATTATCACCTGCTCCTTGTCCGCGATCTGGGCGATACCTGCAACCGTAGTGGCCTGCGTGGTGAGCACCGTCCCATCCTCCATAGTGATGCCGGCGAGGGGCACCATAATCGTGGCTTGAGCCGTGAGCAGCCCGGTCAGAATCTCCGCGATGACGGCCTCAACGGTCGTCTGCGCCGTGAGGCCGCCGGCATCCGCCAGGGACACGGTCGCGGCCGTCGTGCTCTTCACGTTCCAGAGGGCCACTTGGATATGTTGATAGTCCGCCCCCACTTCAAGGGAAATCCCCTGAGCGGTACCGGAGCTGGCATCGGAAACACGGCCGTCGGCCGCGCCATAGAGCACGGTGCCGCGGCCAATGGCCGAATCCACAATGCACTCGATTTCAAAGATGCCCGGCTGATTCTGGAGCTTGATAGTGATATCTTCGCCATCTGCAACCGCGTATTCCGTGACACCGATAAAGTCCTCGCCCGCGTCCGCGTAGACAACCTCAGGCGGATCCGTTACGGTTCCGCTTTCGATTTTTACCCGGCGCCTGGCCTCCAGGGCCTCGCCGGCTTTAAACGTTGCAGGTCCTTCATTCCACATAGTCGTTCCTCCTGTCCTTCCCGTCATTCCCCCGCAGTAGCGGGAGAATCCAGTCTTGGGTTTTTACCGTACGCCGGTGGCTTATCCCTGATTCGCCTTCTTCAGCCACGCCTCGTGGGCCTCCGGATGTTGTGCCCTGATGGCCTGCATGGCCACCGCCTTCGTGCATTTATGCTCGAAGCGATAGGCCTCGACCATCTGAATGAAATCCTTGCCGCCCGTCGTGTTGTCCCCGCCGCCGGCACCGGGATTTACCGCCCCCGATTGTTCCAGGGCCGAAAGAAGTTTCTCTCGCGTCTCGTCGCCCTTGGTCTTGATTTCCTTGGCCGGCGGGTTGAGCGCCGTGATGGCCTGGAACTGCTCGACCGTCACGCCCGAGACGACGACGGCCTTGAGCTTGTCGGAAGCCTCCACGCCGAACTGGATGGCCGCAAGCCCCAGGATGCGGGTGCGCTCCTTGCCGGCGGCGTCGTTTCCGGCGCCGACCACGTCCACGGATTTGACGCCTTCCTCGCGGGCCGCCTGCTGCATCTGAGCCACAAGCTCCGGATAGGCCGCTGCGAGCTGGATGATAGTAGTGATCGCTGTCTTGTCCATTGTTGTCCTCCTGGTATTTGAGTTTGAGGTTGATAAACGCTCCATGAGGGCCTCGAAGGTCCCCACGCTATCTGCAAGGCCCGCGTCAACGGCCTGTTTTCCTACGAGCATGTCGCCTTGGCCGAAATCCGTTTTAACGGTCTCGATCGAGACGCCCCGATTTTCAGCAACGGTCGAAAGGAAAACTTCAGCAAGCGTATCGGCATACGCCAGGATCTGGGCACGGCCTTCGTCGCTCTCCGGATCCACGCGCTTCTTGGGGCTCGCACTCGATATGATCTCAACGGCGTAGTCGTTCTGCGATTTTTTGGGGTATCGCACGATCACGCCGAGGGACCCGGCAGATGACGTCTCCTCCATCACGATCTCGTCTGCTCCGCTTGCGATCCAGTAGGCGGCGCTCGCGGCGGACCCGGACACGTAGGCGACGATGGGTTTCTGACCCCGCGCCTCCCGGATCATCTGCGACAGCTCGTTGACGCCGGTGATTTGCCCGCCGGGGGAATTGACCTCGAGGAGGACGGCATTGACCTTTGGGTCATCGAGCGCATGGACCAGATCCAGGGCGATTTGCTGGGGATCCGCCAAATCGAAAACCGCCGACAGCCACCCGGCGCCGGCAAAGATGGGGCCGTGGATCGTGATGACCGCCACGCCGTCGCGCATGATCGTCGTGCCACTACGGTTCGCCGCATCACCCGGGTTTGCCCAGAGGGCGGAAGGCTCCGCCATTTCGAGCGCCGCCAGCATGGCGTTGAGCCCGGCCTTGCTCATGGCGAGCGGCTGCCAGGTCAGCATGGCGAGCAGGCTATTTCTCGTCTGTTTCGTCAGGGTTGTTTTCATCGTCATCTCCACTTCCCGTCATTCCGGGCCCCGACCCGGAATCCAGGTCTTTCGATTCCCTGTAGAGGCCCTTGGCTCTCAAGTCTTCCTGCTCCTCCTGGAGCCGCTCCGCTACCGACTCAAACCCTTCTCCGCCGTCCTCGATGATGGCCTCGTCGCGGGTCATGAGATTGTTGTCGATTTTGAGGATGTTGGCCTGGACCGCTTTGACCGGCTCGATGTCGCCCTTGGGCGATCCGCGCCACGCGGCGTAGGTGTATTCAAAAAGATTTTCGTGGATATCGCGGATGGCGGACAACAGACCCCGGAGCCACGCCTCCTCTTGGAGCATGGTAAATGACCGTTGACAATCGCCTTCGCCCAGCCACGTGCGGTACATGGAAAAGACGCGCCATGCATCCAGCATGGCACTACGGAAACCTGCGAAGTTGACCCCTTCCACGTCCTTGAATGTGACGGGATACGGCAGATTGATCGACATGGCGAGCGACTTTTTGACAGTCTTCGTGAACGGGTCAAACGTCGTGCCAGGCCGGGTGGCGGCCAGCAAGGTCATTTTTTCGCCATTGTTCAGGTAGTGGACCGATCCGGGGTTCACCTCCTGGATGCGGCGCTGCCGTTCCGTGCCGCCCGGATCCGTGTAGGACGTATCCTCCCGTGTCCCGAATCGGAGCGCCGACTGATAGGGATCATCGCCGGCGCCCAGCTCCACCGCATAGGCCAGGGCCGCGGTCACGACGTTGCTCACGAGCTCCGCGTTGAGCAGGTCGTTAAAGTCACGGAAGTATTTCATGGCCGCCGTGAAAAACGGCCAGCCGCGCACCTGGTCCGGCTCCTTGGTCACAAACGTGTGACTCATCACCCATCGATGCCCTGCACGCGCCGGGATGCGGAGAAAATTACCGGAGGTATCCGAGAGCGATTGATAGGGCTTATTGGGGTCGTAGCGCTTGACCCAATAGGCCACGGGCTCGCCGTATTCTCCCAGCTCCACCCCGTCGCGGATATTGGAGCGCTGTTTGTCGGTCGGCGTCCGGACCCGCTGCGGGTTGACGATCTGAAGCGCCAAGCTGAAGGGTTTGATGGGATCCGGAATCATGTGGAAAAGCGTGAAGTTTTCCCCGTAGCGTATCAGGTTGCACTTGATCTGATACTGGATCTGCCCCGCGGTCATGCGGCGCCCCGCATCGGCCCAGGGATTCCATGCCCAATAGACCGCCTTTTCCTGGGCCTGGATCTGCCGGATCTGCTCCCGGTCGAGCTCGAGGATGCGGCGGTCGAGTGTCGGATAGGGAGTGAGGCCGGCGCCCACCACGTAGCTGGCGATATTGTCCATGATGCCGGCCGCGTGCGGGTCGTTGTTGACGAGATCAATGGAGCGCTCCACCACGGCCTCGCGGTCCATGGCCTCGGCAGATGGGCCCCACAGCTTGCGAGGCGTCCAGTTGGCCATGGAGCCCGTGCGCTTGGCCGCGTCGCGGCGGTAAACATACTGGCTGGCCAATGGCAGGGGGCGATTGTTTGCGTCGTAAAGCAGTGGGCGGTGCGCCGCCGCCGCGATGGCGTTAATGACGTGGGGGACGATTTCTTCTTTGATGGCCGACAGCATCAGTCTCGCCTCATGATGGCGGTATTGACCGCCATGCCGCCCGTGCCCTGCTCTCCCCGATACCGCGCAAGGAGCTGGGTCTCGCGTTTGCCGAGCGCATCGAGATCGGCCCGGCTCACCCGACTGCCATTTGAAAACGTGAAGTCCTGGCCCGACATCACCTTGGTGATCGCCGCCTGGACTTCTTCGATCTGTTCGAGTGTGGTCTTTATCGCCATATCGCTCCAGGGCCGTTCGGCCCGTCGTGTGCCGCCCCCCGGCGGGATCAGACCGAGGGGCAGGGCTGGTGGGCAAGATGACCGGGAAAGGAGGTGGAAAAGCCGGTCATCGGGCTGGCTGGAGGGTAACACGGGTTTTTGGGAAAAAATGAAAAGAACACGCTATGACACGAAAAAGCATGGAAAGAGCACAACAAAACACTTGACAAGGATAAAAAAGGGTGGTTCAGAACAAAACCGGAGGGGGCTTACGCGGAGGAGAATAAATTATGGAGGGACGGGTTTCGCCCCGTCCCACGCGAGAGCTTACTCCACTATTTCAGATTCTTCAATCATTTTACGGGGCTGGGTCTTGGTGAGCGCACGGGTGAAATCGTCCAGGTTGGATTCATCCGCATACCACCGACCATCGATAAAATTAGCGGGCATGCCCATCTCAATAAACCGCTCGAAGGTTTTTCGGCCGACCGCCAAATAGGTCATGATCGCCTTTCCCCCAACCAACAGCCGCCCGCCGTTTTTTACGCTCACCCAAGATCCTCTTTCTATGAGCTATCAGCTATCAGCTTCTCCTCATCGATTCAACCACGCCGGCCGCTCGTATTGGAGCCGGCCATCCCTGTCTTCGCCGTTACCTTGCACCGTAGGCCGTGCGCCTTGCGCCTGTGGCGGTCGCCACTCCGGCAGCAGGTTCACCCCGCCCCCCGGCCACTCAGGCTCGGCCAGCACCATGGCGAGGCCCTCGCAGTCGAGGAGATGGTTGTCCCGCTGCACCTGGACCCACTCGGCCAGGCCACGTTTGTTGAGACGTTTTTCCTCCGCCAGGATCTGTTTGGCGTAGTCATCGCCCGTAGCCGCATGGAGATAGGCGCCCTGAGCCATATTTTTAATTGCCACGCTCAGGGCAATAGGGGCGGCCGGGTCTGCGGGCATACCGTAGTCGACGTCCGGCACATCTTCCACCGCCTGGCCCAGGCGGTAATACACCATGTCCTTGATCTTGTCGGTGTCGATGAGGATGGGCTGGAGGCCTCCGGGGATGGGTTTGCCCGACGGCGTCTTGTCGAGCATCTTGCCCAAGTGGATTTTGCCGGCGAGCGGCTTGCTCGATCCCTTGGTGGCCCACACCCTGGCGCCGCGCCCGAAGCCGTTTTTGCGGATCCAGAAGTACGCCTCCTCCGTCATGGACAGGCCCTCGTCGAATTTACCGCCTCCCGCGTCGATCGCGGCCCGCCAGATCCGCAGCGACCGATCGAAGCCGACGACCGGATAGGCCGTTTCGAAAAGCAGCGTTGCCACCTCGTTCCAGTCGCCCAGGAAACCGTAATGGATGAGCCATGACGTAAAAGTCCGGGTCCATGCCCGCACGCAAAACCAAAATCCGTATTTCTGCGGGTCAATGCCGGCAGTGAGCGCAACGGCCGTTTCCGGCACGGTCTGAGGCGCCAGGCTGCATCGGGCCTTGAGGATGTGGATCCGATCAGACGTTACGACCACAACCTTCCATGGCTCCGCCAGGGAGGAGTTGACAAACCCCTGGAGCTTCCGCTTTTGCTCGTCGCCGCCAAACTGCCAGATCCGCACCCACCGGGAGATGAGATTCTCCAAGCGACCGCCGTCGAAAAGGCTGTAAATCCGGTT